CGGTCGCCGGGATCGTGGGGCCGTCGCGGCCGATCAACTTCTCGCTGACCGATGGCGCAACGGAAGGCCAGCGGCTTCTCTCGAATAATGTGGGTGTCCTTCTCAGGGGCGAACTCGGCGTCGAGACCGCCATCGCTTCAGGCGGCTTCGTATATGTCGGCACCGACAATGCCGGCGAGGACGATCTCTGGCCCTTCTACAACGTCACCCGCGGCCGGGACTACATCCACCTGATGTTCCTGCGGACACTGCGCTTCTATCTCGGACGCTTCAACCTCACCGGCCAGACCATCCAGGCGGTGCTCAATACCATGGGTGTCGCGATGCGCGACCTGAAGGCGGATGGCGACATCCTGGGCTACGAGGTCAAGTTCACGAGGGATCAGAATTCGCCGGAAGAGCTGCGGCAGGGCCGCTTCACCGTCAACTTCGCCGCCGAGGAGGCCCCGGTCCTTCGCTACCTCGGCATCCAGTCCGCCCGCTACCGGCCTGCACTCGACGCTCTGCTCGATGACCTGCTTGCCCAGGTCGATGCCGTCACCGGCTGATCGGCACACAAAAAGGAGGAATTCCCATGAGCACCATCCATGTCATGGAAGCGGCAAACCTTTTCTGCGGCGATCACGACCCTACCGCCTCGAAGCATCTGACGCTTGCCGAGCTGAAGCTCCCCACCCTGCAGGAGATGTACCAGGACCACCATGCCGGCGGCTCCCGGGTCCAGATCGAGGTGGCGGTCGGCATCCAGAAGCTCGAGCCCACCTTCAAGCTCAATGGCTGGGACCCGGACCTCCTCACCCAGTTTGGCCTCGGCTCGTCCCGCCAGAAGGTCTTCACAGCCTACGGCGTGATCCGCGACAAGCGGACGGGCATTGCGATCGAGTCGAAGGCCATCATCGAAGGCCGGCTCGGCAAGATCGAACCCGACGCCTTCCAGCGCGGCGAGTTGCAGGGGCACGAATACGCCATCAACGAGGTCATGCACTATGAGCTCTGGTTCAACGAGAAGGAAAAGCTCTTCTGGGACTTCTTCTCTTCCGAGTGGCGTCTCGACGGCGTCTCTCAGAACGATGACGAACGCCGCATCCTGCGCGTCCAGCGCTGATGATCAGCTGACAGGGAGATGAACGCATGACGGATACTGCCCGCGTGAAGCTCGTCCGGCCCATCAGGGTGGAGGAGCGCATGATCACCGAAGTCGCCATCCGCCGCCCCAAGGTCAGGGACCTGCGTGCAATGGAAAAGCTGCGGGAGCCGGGTTCGACCGAACTCGACCAGGGCATCGCCATGGCGGCAGCGCTTTGCGATCTGCCGCTGGAGGCCATGGACGAGATGGACGCGGTGGATTTTGCCAGCATCTCCGAGGTGCTCGGCGGTTTTTTGCCCAAGGCCCCGGCGTAGAGGGGTGGCGCGGCGTCGTTGCGGACATTGCGCATGTGCTCTCCACGCCGGTGACGGCCTTCGATGACATGGACTGGTCCGAGGTGCTGCTCTGGCACGCTGAGGCACGGCGCCTCACCGGCGGCAGGAGGGAATGACCGATGGCGAACCAGACCACCCAGCTCATCGTTGAATTGCTGGACCGGGTTTCGGGTCCGGCCCGCGGCGTCGCGAACAGCCTGCGTGGCATCACACGCTCGGTCCGGGATGCCACAGGCGGCCCCATCACCATGGCCGACAGGCTCGACGCCGCCATTACCCGCAACAACCGGGCCATCGATGCCGCGCGCGGGCGCATGCTCGATGCAGTCGGCACCCTCTACGTGCTCAAGGCTGCGCTCACCGCGCCGGTGCAGGCGGCCCAGGAATTCGACCGGGCGCTGGCGGAACTGGGCGCCAAGGGCAATCTCACCGCAGCACAGATGTCGGCCATCGGGGATGCTGCAAAGGCAACATCCTCGCAGATGAACCAGTTCGCCACCGACATCGTCCGCGCACAGGACTTCCTCGTCGGCATGGGCCTTGATGTCGACCGGGCGACCAAAGCCATGCCGTCGATCGCACGGGCCGCCACCGCCACGGGAGCGAGCCTCGAGGATCTCTCCAAGGCGGGCTTCGCCGCCATGTCGAACCTCGGTCTTGCCGCCGAGGACCTGGGCAAGTCGTTCGACATCATGGCGGCGGCAGGCAAGGCGGGTGGCTTCGAGCTCCGCGACATGGCGCAGTATCTGCCCTCGATCACCGCCCTTGCTAGCGCCAAGGGCATGACGGGCGAAAGCGGCCTTGCGCAGATCGCCGCCGCCCTGCAGATCGTGCGCCGCGGTGCGGGCGATGCCTCCGAGGCGGCCACCAACTTCAACAACATCCTGCAGAAGATCAATTCCAACGATGCCATCAAGAACTTCAAGGAAGCCGGGATCAATATCCAGCAGGTCCTGAAGGACGCCAGGGCCAGTGGCACGGATCCTCTTGAAGCTTCGCTTCGCGCCATCAATAAGGCGATTGGTGGCGACATGTCGCGGCTGGGCGAACTCTTCGCCGACGCCCAGGTCCAGAAGGGTCTCATCCCGCTCCTGACCGGGCTCGACGATTATATCCGCCTGCGCGACGAGGCGGCCCGGGCCGATGGCGTCATCAGCACCGACTTCGCCCGGATGATGCAAACCGGCGTCGAGCAGATCAAGCAGTTCCAGATCGCCATGCAGAACTTCCAGACGAGCATTGGCGCGGCACTCGTCCCGGTTCTGGGAAGCATCGCCGGCGCTCTCAAGCCCGTTCTTGAGGCCGCCACGGGGCTGGTCACCGCGTTTCCGCGGCTGTCGGGCAGCCTCATTGCCGTCACCGCCGGGTTCGTCGGGCTCAAGGCGGCGCTGGCCGGTCTGTCGTACCTCGGCCTCATGGGCCGGGGAGGGGCGCTGACCGCACTGTCCTTTGCGGTCAACACACTCGGCGGCTCCCTGGTGCGGCTCAAGGCGGGGGCCTCGGGCATGATTGCCCTGCAGACGGCGCTCGCCGGTATGGAGGGGCTGAAGATGACGGGACTGCAGACGGCGGCGGCGGGGCTTCGCGGCATGGCGCTCGCCGTTCCGGGTGTTTCCGGCCTCGCCACGGCCATGACGGCCGTTGGCGCCACTCTGGCGGCGGTCTCGGCTCCGGTCTGGGGGACCATCGCGGTAGCGGTGGCCGCGGTTGCCGCGGCGGCCTACACACTCTGGAGATACTGGGACCGCATCGCGTCCTTTGCCGGCGGCTTCGCGAGCGTACTGCTCACGCAGCTGCAACCGGCCTTTGCCGCACTCGAGCCGGTGATGCGACCGCTGGCCGGGCTGGGGCGGGCCATCGGAGACGGCTTCTCGTGGGCTTACCAAAAGCTCCAGGAGTTCGGCTCATGGATTGGCTCCTTCTTCTCCCGGGAAGTGCTCAACGAGGGCCAGAAGGCGGCCTATGCGCAGGCGGGTTCCGATCTGGCGAACGCCATGATCGAGGCCATCAAGAGCGCCTTCAATGGCCTCCTCGCATGGTTCTCGACACTTCCGTCTCGGATTGTCGCCGCCATCGGCAGCATCGACGTGTCGAGCCTCATCAAGTGGCCGTCCATGCCGTCGTGGCTGGGGGGTAGCAGTGCCGAGCCGGTGCCAGCGATGAACGTTCCGGGCAAGGCCGCCGGCGGTCCGATCTCCCGCGGCTCCACCTACATGGTGGGCGAGCGTGGGCCGGAACTGATCACCGCCGGGCGGTCGGGATACGTCAACAAGTCCGGATCGGCTGCCGGCGGCGGCATGACGGTCAATCAGACGATCAGTTTCAACATCACCTGCAGAGCCGACGAGGATGTCGTCGAGAAGATCCGCCGTGTAATGCGCGACGAGGTCCGCGAGACGTTCCGCGGCGTCTATGCCGATGCCGGGCTGAGGTTCGCCTGATGCTGATGACGCTGGGCCCCATCCGATTCGAGGTCTATCCGTTCAACGCCACCGAATATGACCACGGCCATGAATCGAGCTTCGTCGAAAAGCCGGTTCTGGGCGCCAGGCCGCCGCTGGAATGGGTGGGCGAGGGAGCTGAGAGCTGGTCGATCCGCGCCATCATGTTTCCGCAGAAGTTCGGCGGGCTTGGGGATCTGAAGAAGTTGTACCAGGCGCGCGCCGCCGGACGCCCGCTCTACTTGATGCGCGGCGACGGCGCGCAGATGGGCTGGGTGGTGATCGAGAGGGTCAGCGAACGGTCGAGCTATCTGGACGCCGAAGGCATCGGCCGGGTGATCGATGTGGACATCGCTGTGCGCCGCGCGGCCAAGCCGTCGAACGGTTCCTTCTTCTCGGTGTTTTCGGGGATGTTCTCATGATCGTCGAACCCGTCACCGTCGAGGGTGAGTTCATCACGGTATCGCTTATCGTGTGGCGACGATTCAAACGCCCCATGCCCGGGCTGGTCGAGGAGATCCACGACATCAATCCGGGTCTCGGCGAGCTCGGCGCCTTCCTGCCGGTCGGGACCACCTTCGACATGCCGGTGCCCACGCCGCGCGAGCCCGCCATCCTCGATCCCGTAAAGCTGTGGTGAGGTCTGATGTCCAAGCGCGCGGTGTTCATGGTGACGGTGGCCGGCACCAACATCACCACCACGCTCATGCCAGTACTCATCTCTCTCTCGGTCGCGGACAAGGTGGGAACCCACTCCGATACGGCGAGCCTGGAGATCGACGACACCGACGGCCGCATCGTGCTGCCCCGGATCGGGGCACCCGTCATCGTGGCGCTCGGCTGGGAAGGCGAGGGGGTGCGAGTGGTGTTCACCGGCACCGTGGACGAGGTCAGGTCATCGGGCTCTCGCGGCAGCGGGCGCACGCTTTCGATCTCAGCCAAAGGAATGGATACCACCAAGAAACCCAAGGAAGGCCAGCACCGGCATTTTGACGACACGACGGTCGAGGACATCCTGATGGGGGCGGGCAGGACTGCGGGAGTGACGGAGATCGAGGTCGATCCATCTCTGGCCTCGATCACGCGCAAGTATTTCGAGATGCGGGACGAGAGTTTCATTCACATGGGGGAACGTCTCGCTCGCGAGATCGGCGGCAATTTCCGGATCCAGGGCACGAAGGCCATCATGTCGAAGCGCGGTGGGACCTACCGCGCGGCGGTCGTCGCCGCATGGGGCCGGAACCTGCACGGATGGGACATCTCGCCCGCGCTTGGACGGACGCAGTATTCACGCATGCGGGCCCGCTGGTACGACTCCCGGAAGGCCGAGTGGCAGGAGGTGGAGGAGGACACCGCTCTCACCGTCGAGGCCCGGCACGATCACCGCTACGCGAAGCCGGATGAAGACGAGGCGATGCAGCAGACCGCCTCCGACAGGGCGACGTCCGAGCGTGACGCGGGCGAGGGCAGTGTCAACATCGAAGGCGACACCTCCGCCATTCCCGATGGGCTCTGCATCATTATGGGTGCGCGGCCTGGCATCGATGGTGCGTACCGCATCGAAAGCGTCACCCACAGCTATTCGCGCGGTGGGGGCTTCGTCACGCAGTTGAGCCTCAAGCAGCCGGGATCCGGCGGCGCAAGCAACATCTGACGGGAGACATCCTGATGATACAGGACTGGACCGGGGACATCCCGGCGGCGGTATATTTCGTGGTGGGGCTCGGCGGCGTGGCGGGCGCTCTGCTCGCCATGCTGAAGCTGAAGGAGGCGATCGTCCCAGATACCAACAGCCAGGTGAAGAAAGACATCGCCACCATCAAGGCGGACATCCACGATATCCGCGCCCGTGTCGGCATGCTGGAACTCGACGTCGCCCGGATCGACCAGCCATCCATCACCCGGCGCTTCGACGCCATCGAGGGCAAGATCGACAAGCTTTACGAGTTTCTGCTCGAGCGCCTCACCAAGTTGCCGTCCTGAGCGGCCACCCCACTCACCGTAGTCCAACCATCCACTCAATCCGCAACCGAAGCCGAAGGACGAATGCGCCTCCGGCCATGAGGAGTTTTGCCCATGACCCACATGACCATCGCCCGCAGCTATCTCGGCACGAGGGAACTGAAAGGCTCTCCCGACAACCCGAAGATCATGGAGATGTACCGCACCGTTGGTCATGACTGGGTCGAGCATGACGAGGTGGCGTGGTGCGCCGCCTTCGTCGGGCACTGCCTCGAGAAGGCAGGCATGCCCTCGACGCGAAAGCTCAATGCGCGCTCCTATCTCACCTGGGGCGAGAAGGTCGCGAACCCCGAGCAGGCACAGGAGGGCGACATCGTCGTGTTCACGCGCGGTGCCAGCGCTGCGCAGGGGCATGTCGCCTTCCTCCTGAAGACGGTAGGCAGCCAGATCGAGGTGCTGGGGGGCAACCAGTCGGACGGCGTCACCGTGGCCCGCTATGCCAAATCCCGGCTGCTCGGAATCCGGCGGCCGCTGCGTTCGGATGCTCCCCAGCGCCCGGAGATGAAGGTCGTCCAGCAACAGCTGAAGGATCTGGGGTATTTCGAGGTCGGCAACGTGGACGGGCGTTACGGTGCTCGCACGCGGGCCGCCGTTCTCGCCTTCCGGGCCGACAATGGGCTGGGCCTCAGACCGGATGTGGATCCAGTTCTCGTCGCGGCGCTGCAGAAGGCGAAGCCCCGCGCCGTGTCGCGGGAGCGGGCGGAAGGCAAACCGGAAGGCTCGCGCATCGTGAAGGCCGCCGATGCCCAGATCGCCACCGGCCTTGTCGGCATTGCGGGCGCCGCCGCGTCGGTCGTGGCCCCCGCCGTTGAGACCGCCGAGCGCGCCAAGGATGTCACCGAGCGTACCGTGGGCCTGCTGAACCTGACGGACTGGCTGCTGCCGGTGCTGCCCTGGGCGGGGGCGGCGATCTTCCTGATCGTCATCCTGCTGGCGTGGAAGGCGAAGGCCGCCCGCATCGAGGATTACCGAACGGGGAAGACGCCGTGACGGCGCTGCTCATGTCGATGCTTGGCGCCGCCTGGTCCCGC